TGACAAATTGCCGACCCCGAGGTTACTCGCCCCCCTGATTCTGCTACAATCGGGAATGCCTCTAGACTGGTCACCGCACCCCGCCATTCCCGCCTTAACGAAAGACGAGATGCTGGGAATGACTCCTGAGAATATTTTGGCATACTGGGAGAGGCGTGAGGAAGCGATCAAGCTCGAGAAGGAAGATCCCTATCGTCATGGCTTTGAACTGGATACCTGGAAGCGGGCAGACGAACAGTTAAAGACTCACTCGGAGATCCTCGTTATGGGAGGGAATAGGGCAGGAAAGTCGGAATGGGCGGCAAAAAGGGTAGTTCAGTCCCTCGTTGAAAACCCCGGCACGATCATATGGTGCTTAACAGAGACTTCGGCCAATTCGATCCAATTCCAGCAGAAGCTAATATTTAAATATCTGCCCAAGGAGTTAAAATCGTTAGGCAGGGGAAAGGTCGGATATGTCATGTATTCGCTCAGAAATGGCTTCACTGCCGGCAAGTTTACTCTGCCTAACCGATCTGAGTGTATTTTCCGTAATTGGTCGCAGGACATTAGCACAATCGAAGGAGGGGAAATCGGCTCACCGCAGGAACCGGTCAACGGAACCCATAATATCGGCTACTGGGCAGATGAATTGGTTCCGATGTCATGGGTAAACACCCTTCGTTTTCGGACAGTTACCCGCAATTCCAAGGGAATTATCAGTTTCACGGCCGTGGACGGGTGGAACTCGGTAGTAAAGAGTATGCTGACGGGAGCAAAGACAGTGGAATCGGCAAAAGCGGATCTTTTGGATGGTGAAGAGGTTCCCCTGGTCCAACAGCCCATCCGCAAAGCGTCTTCCGTGGTGTATTTCCATACAGCGGCCAACCCCTTTGGCGGATGGGCGGCGATGAAGAATCAATTGGAGGGGGAAAAGAGGGAAACGATCCTTTGTCGGGCCTATGGAGTGCCTGTGAGGCAGTCTAGGGCAATATTCCCTAATCTGACGGACAAGAATTTTGTGCAATCGGAAAAACTCCCTGATTTTACGGATGCGAACTGGGTATTATCGATTGACCCTGCTGGGGCAAAGCCCTGGACGATGGTATTATTTGCTATCGATGCACACGGGGTAGCCTGGGCGGTCAAGGAGTTTCCTGATTTCGACACCTGGGGAGGATGGATTGACCTGACCAAGGACAAGCTGAGTGCCGGCGAGGCGGCCCAGCCTAATGGGTATGGGTTAAAGGATTATGCGGAGGAGATCCGGCGGATGGAATCGATCTGCGGGGATAATATGGTTACACGGATAATCGACCCGAGGTTGGGATCGGCGAGCTATCAGAAGTCGGAGGGAAGTTCTAACATAATAGATGATTTATCGGATGAAGATATCATCGTACAGCCGGCTGAGGCGTTGGACATCGAGACGGGATTGCAGGCAATCAATAATCTGCTGGCATGGGATCGGAGTGAGCCGATGGATTTGGATAATAAGCCCAGGCTGATGTTTAGCGATGAGTGTCAGAATCTGATTAGTTGTATGCAGGCATATCAGCCGAGTGCCGGGTTAAAATGTCCGAGTAAGGACTTTGTGGATAATGCCAGGTACTTCGCAGTGGGCAATTTTGAATACTTTGACGAGGAGGAAATGGTGGCAACTGGAGGAGGGAGTTATTGATGGGTAAGAAAAATGTACAGATATCAAAGGCAGTCAGGCAACAGATCGTAATGGCGAGGAATGCGGGCATGAGTTGGCCGAAGGTGGCAGAAGTGGCGAGGTGTTCGAGATCGACTGCTCAGAGGATATATAAAGAGGACAGCAAGCCGGTGGTCCCGCTCGAGGAGGTAAAGAAGACTGTGGAGATTGAGGAGGCGAGGGTCTTGAAGATGGTCCCGAATGTTCGGATGATGCTTATATACTTTGAGCATAAGGAGGGGATCGGAAGGTGCATTAAGAGGCCAAATGATAACCATCCGCCTAAGAGCATGGTGCTGGTTAAAAAAATTGAGGGGGAGGATGATCTGTATCGGAAAGCATGAGACGGAGGCACAGATGCAACGGAGGATCGATCTGATGCTTCGGGAGATGGTTGTGGAGGAGGCATTGGAGGCGATGGAGGAGGAGCGAGAGGTAGAAAATTTCACCTTGGAACAGATAGCTGACTTTGTGGGTGTAGGGAAGGATACGATTGATCGGATTCAGTCCAAAGCCATGAGAAATTTTAAATTAAAAATGTTAAGATTGGAAAATTAAAGTGATGGAGAACGAAGTACAGATTTTTGAAGACAAGCCTGATGTGGATGAACTCAAGTTTGAGTTTGAGCGGGCAAAAGCGAATTTATCGACATGGATGGATAAAGCAGAAGATGCTCGGGAGGTTCGATTCAACGAGTGGGCAGGCAAGACAGGTGACGGAAAGAAGAGTGGACCTGAAGCATTTCCATTCGATGGAGCCTCCGATCTTGATCCAAATGTTATTAATCCTTTGATCGATGGCGATGTGGCCACCCTGGTTCAGGCTTTGACCAAGGCTAACCTAGTGGCGGCTCCCGTGGAGAGTGGAGACATTGCATCGGCCAAGTTGGTGACGGAGTTTCTTCGCTGGCGGATGGGGACGATGGATGAACTGATGAGGGAGTCATCGATAGGAGCGAATTATTTATTACAGAACGGGGTGACCTTTTTCGGTACTTACTGGAAGCAGGAGAAGGCGAGAAAATTTGAACCGATCAGCCTCGAGCAGATTGCCCAGCAGTCGCCTGAATTGGCAATGGCGATAGAAGATCCCGAGATGAAGGAGGGAGTCGAGGAAATGTTTTATCCCCTCTTTCCGAAGCTCAAAAAGCGTAGGGTTAAGAAGATGCTTAATGAGTTGCGGAAGAATGGTGAGACCGAAATTCCGACCGAAAAAGTGGTCGTAAATCGTCCGGCAGTTAAGGCTTATGAGTTAGGGCGTGAATTGATCGTGGACAGCAATGTAATCGATTTGGAATCCGCCAGGAGCATTCACTGTATTCATTATTATTCCCCTGAAGCGTTGAAGCAGAAGGTAAACGAGGGATGGGATGAAGCGTGGATTGATGAAGCGATTGAGAAGGCAAAAGACTTTTACGAGGAGAGATACAGCGACTCGGCTATGCATTATGACTATGGCACAAGCTATGGTAGTCAGCACTACGAGGGGCTGATTCGGGTAGTTACCACCTACCGCAAGGAGTTGGACGAGGATGATGTTCCTGTGGTTACCAAGACCTGCTGGACGGACGAAATGGATGAAGCAGGATTCCATGAGCCGGTTGGGTATGATGAGGGCAGGTATCCATTCGTATGTATCACGAGAGAGCATTTAAACCATCGTTTACTGGACTCTCGCGGATACCCTGAGTTACTGAAGAGTTATCAGATTGCGGCTAAAACAGAGATGGACGCAAGACGCGATGCCGCATCGATGACAACGATGCCTCCATTTCTTTACAGCCTGGGTCGCCGTCCTGAAAGGATCGGACCAGGAGCACAGATTCCTGTTCGCCGTAGGGATGAAGTTGGATGGATGGAAACCCCGAAATATTCACCTGCATCGACACAGGTGGAGATGCAAATCCGCCAGTTATGTGATCGTGTAACAGGACGGGCGACTGGACCTGACGATGCGGTGGAAGCCAATGTGATAAAACAGCATTTGGTCAACTGTTGGCTCAGTGGATGGAAGGAAGTTTTGAAGCGTGTATGGTGCTTGGATCGGACTTACAGCGGACCGATGATTTGGTTTCGGGTTACGAATAACGAGCAGGGAGCACAGTTAATTTTAGACGAAACTGCTGAGTTATATGATTTTAATATTAGTTGGAACTCGATGAACCAGGATGAATCCAAGGTGATCGAAAAGCTCGATACGGTTGGTAAGTTGATGGCTCAGTATGACCGCCAGGGAACTGCTCGTTACGATGTTTATCTTCGCAAGGTACTGGAAGCGATTGATCCTAACCTAGCATCGCAATTAATCATGCCAGCACAGGAGGCAACTGATAAAGAAATCAAAGAAACATCCGCCGATCTCGCCAAAATCTATTCAGGCCAAGTTGTCAACGCCCCACAGGGAGCAAACTCGCAACTGC